ATTGTGGCTGGTGTTATTCGCCACTGGAACAATTGAGTCTTGTTTGAGACTTAACACTTTCTCCCTACCATCCCTAGGCTCCAGGCAAAAGGTCTGCTAATCTTGGTGCGGCCTCCTGCACCCCTATGCCTGAGTTCTACTACAGCGACTACGACAATTATTTCGATCTCTTTATTAAGCACTCTGAAAAGATTGCTAAGATGATGTCTCAGTTGAATTATCAAATTACTGAGCTTGGCATGTCTCCAATGCCAAGTCAAGATTTGCTTCGTATTACTATTGATCTTCTTTATTATGTTGACCAAACATATAAAAAAGAAAACAAGATCTCCGATAAGTACGACGTTCTAGATTTCCCGACCTCTGATGAATTGCTTAATTCAATGCGATCTCTCCTCAAAGAAGAACTTGATCGGTACTTGGGATCTAGCGATGCAACCAACCAATGAAACCGCTCAGTCCTGGATCTGTGATGTTGATGAGGAAGGTGTTCTTACCTTCCCCGATGAACTCTGGGATCTCATGGGATGGAAAGAGGGTGACACTGTGGAGTTTGTTGACCAGGAAGATGGATCTTTTCTTCTCCAAAAGGTAGAAAATCCTGACAACCCTGCTTACACTGGAGTAGTTGAAAAAGCTACTCTTGAAACCAGTGATCAAGCTCCTTAAAGATAAATTAATCCGTAGGTTGAATGTACATCTGGTGTCTCGTTATGAGACGCCAGAAGTATCAACAGATTGGATTAATGGTTATCAACAAGCTATCAATGATTCTGAAAAGTTTCTTGATCAGCTTGAGATCTATGAACCCTACACTGAATGCGACTCTCAGAACTGATCAACAAACTGCAGCGTTTTCATGATCTGTATCCACAGATTGATCCCCAGGTGACATTAACTGAAGTAGCTTATTGTAGCTATGATAAAAACAAAAAAGAACCTGAGTTTTTCTGTCGTACCGTTGATAAGATTGGTTGTTTTGAATTGAAGACATTTTTGCATATTCCTTCAGAACAACTCTTCTCAGAACGCGGTCCCTATCTAAACATCTTCTATGAGGGGGATGTCATTGATAAGCCAGAAGATTACTGGAAAAACAATTACTTTGCTCAACATGCAAACAAACAAACTCGGTCAACTAATTCAAGCAGCTGCTCAGCACCAGACGCAGGAACTCCAATGGATCAGCAACCTTTATCAGAAGAGGTTGAAGACTCTTATGGAAACAAATGAGAAATATAATGAATGGAAGAACCTTAATTCCAATGAAAACGCACAAACCACTTGACCTCCAGCAACCTGACTGGGTGTGTCGTGATTGTGGTGGACAGTGGGGACTGTGGTGGGACGGTGGTAACTACTCCGGCCCACCTCATCACTGTGCTACTTACCATAACGGATACTGCGGTGTCTGCGGTAAGAAGACCGGTGTAACAGAGGCTCGTGATTATGGTGGTTTAAAAGAAGGTTGGCATAAACCTTTGGTAAACTAAAAGAAATACTTCGTTATTCATGGAAGATCGTACTGAAGATCGCAAGGTTGACCGCGATACCGTTGAGCGCACCAAAGGTAAGCTCATGCAAAAAGCTGCTGAAAAGCGTAGTGAGAAAGAATCTGGTGGTAACAGTGGCGTAGAAACTGCTCGCCGTCGTTATGAAGAAAATCGTCGTCTCCAGGGTGTTGGCTGACGTTGCAAGTTAGTTAATACTTGCTAGTTTGGTGCTGTCGGCTTCTCTTTTATATGGCCCGCAGCACTAAACAAATTCGTTTTAAAGGTAAACCCTCCGAAATCCTGGAACCAATTGAGTTCGAGGGTTACACCATCAAGTCCCTTCGCCATGGGGTGACGGGACATGTTCTTTATTGCGCTCCTAGTGAGGAGTATGAATGGGAAGGCTGTTGGGGTATGGACCTTGAAACAGCTAAAAAGAATGTGCTGAAATTTAAAGAAGCACAGCAGTTACAATCGAGTCAGACTTGAATTAAGCATGGGACCGGCAAAGAATGACTTGATGGATGATCTTGCAATCTCCATCTATGAATACTTACACCAGGAGGCAACTGCCTTTCATGGTTCTTTGCTGGTCCTTATGCCAATCACTAAGATTGCAAAACAATTTGAACGCAACCACCGCACTATTACACGCCGCTTAACTGCTCTTAAACATGAAGGGTTGATTCAACCTATCATCAAAAAAGATTACGTTACTCTGTATAGTGTAGCTAGCTTGGAGGATTCTGATGAGTGAACGAGAACAAAACCCCGTTGCTGATCTCACGTTCCTTCTGGGCAGCTTCACTGATAACGGACGCTCGCTAAGGTCTTTTGTGAACCATCCCCAGGAATTAGCCATTACCATCTTGGTTTCTGGCCTGCTGGCTAACTCCAGGTGGGCTATGGATCCTGAAGACGCTATTAAAACTGCTTTTGTTATTCACGAAAAGATACAGAAAGAGGTCCAAAACTACCAATCTCTGAAGTTCGTGAATAATGTGGAGGGGTGCTTCCGCCGTCCTGAACTCACAGAAGAATGAAACTTCCTTTCTACTTCGATGTTGACATCGAGTGGGGTCATGTCAGGGTTGGTCCCATGATTCTCACTTGGTTTAATTCAGACACCAGTTGGGACTCCTGGGGCAGCGTTGATATCCTTTGGAATTTTAACTATTCCTTCCTTTTTGCTTTCCACGAATTTGTCCACCGTCCTTTCATTAAGGTCAGGAAGCTAGATCCTGAAATTTCAACAGCTTTGAGGGGGTCTAAAGAGCTGTAACTCCTTGCAACTACAGGAATTCCTGCTACATTGCGTGGACTTGGGTTCCCTGGATGCCTGCTGTTCTGGATGAAATTGCTGCAGACGTTAGCTTCATAGAGGAACTAGAGCGCAAGATTTATACGCCGTACTCTAAAACTGCATCGTATGAGCAGTTTTTGGATTACCGGTCCGAAGGAGATACTCGCTTAACCGTTAACGGAAGCCGCCATTACAAGACTCCGTATGGTGCTCTACCGTCAGTTACTACCATCCTGTCAGCTACAGGTGGTAATAAAGCTGCATTAGAACGCTGGGCTAAGAAAAATCCTGGTGGTCGAGAAGCTGCTGCCGCCAGGGGAACCAAGGTTCACTCCCTGATGGAGGAGTATCTGCTTGGGATCAATAAGAATCCACAGATTGATGACCCTGAGATTGCTGAGTTTTGGTCTGGACTGCCAGAAAATTTAGACAAACTTGGTCGTGTTATCTGGGCGGAGTCACCTGTGGGTGACGCGTATCCTTGGACAAAGGGAGGAGACGGTGTTAGCAGAGTATGGCATCCTGGAGTCCATGAAACTGAGACATGGGGATTTGCAGGGGCTCCAGATATTGTTGCAGAATATAAAGGCAAGGTTGTTCTTGGTGACCTCAAAACTAGTAATGGTCCCTACTATGGTAAGTGGCCTGGTCCAGATTGTCCAAAAAACGAGTACGGAATGAGGCGTGCTGGTTTTATGAAATATCAGAAATGTTTAATGCAATTAGGTGCTTATGCTATGGCATTAGAGCACACTGTTGGCATTATTCCAGAGATTCTTATGATTTTTGTAGCTACTAGGGAACGTTCTCAAGTGTTTGCTGTTCAGGGTGGCACCATCGAGAAGTACAAGAACAAGTGGTTAGATGCTGTAAACAAGTATTATTCTGAGATTCTTCCGGCTCTTGCTGAGACTGAAATTGATATGGAAGTAGTCAACGGCGACACTTGAAGTACAGGTTTCTGCCCCGTACATTAGAGGTACGAAGAAAAACGGTTGATCCTACACCAGCGTTGAAAACGCTTGCTACGTTGGCTCTGCCGTCTCCCTCTGACCTGCCATAACCTCCTGTGACGACTGCAACGCCTGAGCCCAAACCTCCTCATAAGCACCTTGCTCCAGGGCAGATCAACCTTGATCTCATCCCTGTTGATTTCCCCCTAACTCCCCTGCAAGGTAAGAAAGCTTATCTTCCTGGCTGGACTCAGGATCCCAAGACAGTCAATGAAATCCGTAAAGAAATTGAAGAAGGTCGCGCTACAGGTGTTGGTCTCCTTTGCGGTCAGTGCAGTAACGATCTTGCTCTAATCTTTGTTGATATTGATGGGGAAGAAGCTATCCCCGTCATTGAAGAGCTGGGTGGTGGTCCCCTCGAAGAGATTTTCCCGCCAACACTGACGATCACCAGTGGTAAACCTGGGAAGCTACGGATGCTTTTTCAGGTGCCGCCGCATCGTGTGCAGCAGTTGCCGGATAAAGCAACACTTAAGATCGGTAAGGCGCCATGGGAAATCCTATGGAGGTCCCGTCAAGGTGCATTGATGGGTGCACACCCCGATACAGAAGGGTATCGCACTCTTCCGCACGGTGGATTTGAATATGCCAAGCGGCTTCCTGAGATGCCTGAGTGGCTCTATGAAGCTATCGCACGGGCATACCCTAGCAGCCGTTATAAGAAACCAATCTCACCTGTTGGTGCTGTTATTACACAGAGCATCACCATTAATTATGATAACGATAGCAAATTCTTCCTTGAAAGTATCATTGAAGAAGCACTTGACTATCTACAATACCTCAGTGTTGAACGCGCTGATGATTATGAGGAGTGGCTTGCTGTTGGCATGTCACTCCACCAGATTGATGACAGCCTGCTAGAAGCTTGGATTGAGTGGTCCTCTCAATCTGAGCACTTTGAAGATGGTGCTTGTGAGCAAAAGTGGAGCACCTTTGAACGGCTTCCAGGTGGTCCAAACCCTGATGGCGCCAGAGGTCTCAAGACGCTTCGAGCTAAGGCCAAGGAGGATGGCTTCATTGATATGGGCGGTTTTACTGTGCCCAACATTGAAACTATCAACAAGAAACTAGGTGATGCAGAAGCTGGTGACTTCCCAGCATTTATCTTTGATGGGCTCTTTGGTGAACTAGAAGATGAAGAAGACGGTGAACAGGAGTATCCTGAGGATCTGCAAGCCATCCTTGATGATGTTCGTGGTGGCTCCAGGAATCGGCGTTCTGTAAAGAAAGATAAAGGCAGCGAAAAGAAAGGAGCACGCAATCCTCCTGCTTCTGTACTGGCTGCTGACCTCCGTGATCACCCAGAAGCTTGCCTTTCAATCTGGCGGTATAACCCAACTTCTGATAGCTTCTTAAGATATAACAAAAATACAGGTGTCTGGAGCAAAGAGGATTACCCCAAGGAGTTTTGGCACACTGTTCAGTCCATTCTTGAAAGCACCAATCTCCCTGGTGGGCATAGTACTCATCTTATTTCTGATGTCGTTACCCTTCTTCAGTACCACCTCACTGAGGTTCGATGGGATCAAAACTCCGAGAATCTTGCGTTCCGTAACGGTGTCTACAACCTCTACACGGGTGACTTTGTAGAACACTCCCCTGAAAACTACATTACCTGGGGACTTGATATTGATTACGCGCCAGAGGTTGATCCTGGTCCGATTACTGAGTGGCTTTATCGCACTCAATATGGTGATGAAGCCAGGGTTAATGTGCTGCGGGCATGGTTGCGTGCTTGTTTAGTTGGCCGGGGTAATGAAATCCAGCGGTTCCTTGAGGTGATTGGTCCCGGTGGTCGTGGTAAATCTACCTTTGCTAACCTCTGCTGTGCCATGGTCGGTCATGGGAACTTTGCTAGCACTAACCTCAACCAGCTGGAGCAAAGCCGCTTTGAGTTGGCATCCATCAAAGGAAAACGTCTGACGCTGATCAATGATTCTGAACGGTATGGTGGTTCTGCTCAAAACTTCAAGGCGCTAACAGGTGGTGACTCCGTTCGCTATGAAGAGAAGCTCAAGCCCATTGGTGAACCGTTTGTGTACACCGGTATGGTCATGGTGGTTGCTAACGAACCAATTCAGACCACAGATAACACCAGTGGTTTGAGCCGTCGCCGACTCACTATTGAGTTCAACCGTCCTCTTTACGATAAAAATAGTGAAGCTAAGGACATGATCAAGATTGAAAATGGTTATATCAGCGGCTTATGGAAAGATTATTTACCCGGCTTAGTGAACTGGGTTCTTGCTATGGATGAACAGTCCATGCGCCAGTACCTGCTGGATACAGCTGAGATGGTACCTGCACTACGCCGCGTTCGTAATAATATCCTCCTCAACAGTAACAACCTCATTGAGTGGCTAAACTCTGAGATTGTGGTTGCTGATGTAGTGACTGCAGTGGGTAAGAAGATTCCCAATGGCGATAAGGAGCGTAACGAACGTTACTTCAATAGCCGCTATCATCTCTATCCCAGCTACTGTGAGTACTGTGAATCTACGGGTTCTAAAGCAGTTGGTCAGAAACGATTTATTAACTTGCTACTTGACTGCTGTAAAAACCAGCTGGGATTAGATGATGTTCGTACCTTCTCTAAAGCAGGTAAGAATTTTATTAAAGGTCTTGCAATCCGCGTATCTGATTCCAAATACGAGAACTACAAGACCATCCTTCCTGAAGGTAAAGATGAATAATGTTCCCGTTTGAGGGGATAATCGGATATTTTCCGATTATCCCTTAAAAAATCAACGCTAGGGAAGATCAGTACTGAAGGGGACTTCAAGCCTTGAGAGCTGCTATCTCAGCTTCCAAAGTTTCGACCTTGCTGATTAGCTTTTGGATTGCGCCGTACATGGCAGCGTAGAGTTGATCACTATTCAGGTCTCGGCAGTCTTCGATGACCTCCTCGCTGATTAGCTCACCCTTTTCAATCCGCTCTGGCTGCTCTTCGATGATGACGTTGCCGTTTTCGTCCAATTCTGCCGGAACAGCGGGAACGATGACTTCCTCGAAGATTTGGTTGTATTTGAACTTATGTTGGCGAACCGCCTTGGGAAATACAGCTTCAACGTCTTGCGCGATCCATCCAAGCTTGCGGCGATCATATGCTTGATCTTCTGTGTAAACCTCATCTTTCCACTTAAACCGTTTCAGTGGAATGTTCTTGACGGCTTCGTAGCAAAGATCAAGATCGGCAAGCTCGATCTCCTCTTTGATGCGCTCGTCGGAAACAATCGTCCAGGTATTTGTGGAAGGTTTACCGGCAGAGTCCGTAGACAGTTCAAGTTGATAACTGGGACTCGTAGTGCCGACCCCTACACGTCCTGAGGAGTTAATCGTAATCCGCTCGGTGCCACCTGTCGATACGGCTACAGTATCAGCAGCAGGGAATAGTAAGCCGGTGTTACTATCACCTGTAGCTTGTAAAGCTGGTGCTGCAGCAGTACCTGCTTGAAGTGCAATATTACCTGATGTATCTAATTCAATATTATTGCTAATGCTACTTGCATTCTTGAGATAAGTCGAGCTTAACGTACTCATTCTGGTTCCTTGTTCTTATCCTTCATTTTACAGGAGCAAGATTCACATTTCTTGCACCACGTTTTGTCGCCAGGAATTACTTCGGTACCGTATTCAAAGTCATCGTAATCTTGTTGATTACGCAACCACTTAGCAAACTCTTCGATGTACTTCTTGATAAGTTGTGTTGGCACGACTAGACACCAAATGTAGTACCTTTGTAGCGCACATTAGCAGGGCGTCCAGCTCCAGGGTTGGGTACAAAGCCACCCATGGATTCATCGTATTTTACTGGTGTGCTTGGTCCTTGATTTGCAGCTTGAAGAGGGGAGCCAGAGATCATAGTTTCTTGTACCAGTGGGCCACCAAACTCCTGAGCATACTGAGTTTCTAATTCCACATCAGGTATGTCACCTTGTTGCTTGTACTTACCTTCACCTTGAAGATAAGATTGTAAGAATCCTAATGCTTTGGGGGAATCGTTATCCATCATCATAGTTTTACTTAAGGATTCTCTAGTGCAGTTACACGTGCTTCTAATAATGTTAACCTATCTGTAGGTTCCCAGCGATTAGCTGTTGCATTCCAATTCAAGATATCAAGATCTGATTTGGTGCCATTGGCTTCCACATCATGTAGATCCTGTAGACGATCACCAGTAGACCAACGAACAAACAGTGTTCCGTTATTTTTACTGTTAATAGCAGCAGCAACAGCTAACTTTAGGTTAGGTGCCTGAGGTTCTGTTGCTGTAAAACCTCCTGGTACAGCAGGATCGCACCACAGAATTGCTCCTTCACTAAAACCACTGGTATTAAATCCTCTGACTTCACCAAATACTGCAACTAATCCGTCACTGGCCCCTTCAATCTGTTCAGCAGTTACACCAAAAAAGACGTAGCCAGGATAAGTCCCATTGGCTACCATAGGAGCTACCTTGAGGCGGCCACTAGCACCTAAGGTGCCAGCAAACATTACGGCAGTTCCAAGAGGAATGGGAACTGTGTTGCTTGCATTACGACATTCAACGTAGTTATTACCTCCAGCAATTAGTTCTCCTTTGTCTTCACTGTTCTTCACATAATGAACAGATCCATCAGTATCACAGCGTAACCCGCTATCAAAAGAGTTAGTGAAGGACAAGCTAGGCTCTGTTGCAGTACCTGCTGGTACTTCAACAAAAGCCTGGCTAACTAAATGTCCCGTCTTTCGATTGAGATTTAAAGGAAAGGAGTCAAGTCCCATTACATTCCGCCTTGCGGGAAAGCTTGAACTCGATTACGAACAGGAAGCTTCACAGTAGTTGCCATGTCAGCTTGATCTGCTGTTGCTTGCTGTTGTGCTTCTTGTTTATTGAGTAGGCCCAGGCTTTCCATGGTGGGACCAAACTCACCTTGGGCACGCGTTCCCAGGTCGCCCATCTGAACTTCTTCAGTAGGTTCAAAGGTACCTGCAAACCCCTTGGTTTCAGGGAACATCTTAGCAAGTAAAGGATTGTAAGCACCAACTGCGCCACCAGGTTGCCCCATTGCAGTCTTCCCGTACTTCTCCATCCAGATCTTCATACCCAGATCTTCCGCTTCCTGAGTTTTCTTTTGAGAAATCAGGTTGCGATATTGCGCCATCTGAGATTTGTACTCATCACTTTGAGAACGGTCTACTTCTCCAGCAGGTGTTAAACCGCTAACAATAGCTGCTGGTTGGACAGTGCCTGCTGGGATAACTGCTGAAGGTTGTGCTGGCGGAGGAAGTTGAGGTGCTGCAGGAGGCTTACCCATTCCTTTGGGAACAAATACGCGTCCCATCTCATCCATATAGCCACCTAAACGATAGGCATCTTCAGAAGTCATCCCACCAACGCGGCCTGCTTCATTCATAAATGCGCCAGGGGGCAGCTGATCGCTACTGATAGACGTGTAAGGGGAGGCTTGAGGAGCAGCTTTAGCCCCACGTCCAGCAAAAAAGGATCCAGGACCAAATAAGAACTGAGCACCTGGAAATGTAGGTGTCCAGTTAGGTGCTGCTGCTTTTTTACCGCTACGTTGACCGCCTTGGTATGGCATTGTTTATAAGAATCCTTTCTTACAATAGTAACACTGGGCAATAGAAATTCCTCATGCAAGTTATTCAAACCTTCCCTCACGGAACCACCATTGAATTTGGTGAGGATAAGCACAACAACCAGGTACACAGAGTTTGTACTCCAGGGGGATCCATGTGTCGGTATGTTGAGCCTTACCATTGTGCGCTTTGTTATGCACAACAGTATGAGGAGTTCTATGCAATCAAGCCTGAGGGTTAGTGATACCTCTGTTGAGGCATACAGATGTACTGCTGAGTAGTAGCTGAGATGCGTTGTGCTGCAAGGGTTTTCGGCAATTCAAAAAGAACTGACGAAAACCTCCATTTAGTACCGGTATTTCACTTAGGACGTAAGAAGTAGGGGTAAGTGTCCGTCCGTTCGATGTATTGGGATGAACAGTTGTGAGGTGTTAACGGGTGGCAAACGGAGCTAAGCCTTACCCTACTTCTCTTTCCTAAAGAGAAATAAGGGGGTAAAACCGAGCTTCACGTTCGTTCGTTTTCTAATCCTGGAAATCCCTTGACAGGACAGAGAATTCCTGGCTAACCTCTGAACACACCTAGCACCTCCCCTAATGGACTACAAGCAGTTTTTTGCTGATCTATATTTTACTGATGAAGATCTTGCTAACTTTGCGGCCTTAGTTGCTTTCTTAAATGCAGAACTAGGTATGGGAAAGTGCTGGTGCGTAAAACGTTACAACAAGGCACTCTTCAATCAATTTCGAGTTACGCACAAGTACCGCCCCCTATACAAAAACAAAGATCCCCGCCTCATGACTCTTGCCTTGGCCAACAGGTTTGCCCCAGTGGAGGAGGGTCGCTACATCATGCTGGTGCGTAGACACACCTGTACCTCTCAGTACTGCATCAACCCGGACCACTACTACTTCGGTACAGCTAAGGACGTGAAGCTGGAGCAAGCCAAGCGCAAAGGTCAAAACATCAGCCCGGAAGTCCTGGCAGAAATCCGGAGTCGTCGTGAGTCCAATAAGACTAAGTGGACCTACGAAAAGCTGGGCAAATTCTTCAAGCTCCCCTACCATGTCATCAGAAGAATCTGCCTAGAAGGCGCTTACACCAATGGCGACTGACTCCAGCTCACCACTCTCAGACAACCTGGAGTCAATCCTGAAGCCATCAGGGAACTACATGGACCGCATCCTGAAGGTCTATGAGGAGACCAGGGGTAAGTACTGCCTATGGCATCGGCGGAGCAGCGAGGGGCACTTCGAGAACTTCGGCATCGACTACGAATGCAAGGACTGCATGGAAGCCATTAAAAAGGGGCGCTGCACCATCGATGTCACCAACTTTGATCTTGATGTCTACTGGAATGTCAGGAACTTCTGGTTAAAGGTCGATATCAAAGGACCAGATGAGTGTTGGCGTTGGTTGGGTGCAACCCGTAGAAATGAAAAAGAAACTGTTGCTTATATGCCAAGCCCTTTCCACTCAGCTAAAACACAGTCAGCACACCGGGTTGCCTTCTGGTTAAGTCGTGGGTACACAGGTAAGTACAAGGTCAGCCATAAAGAGGGTTGCAGTATTTTGTGTTGTAACCCACTCCACTTAACAATAAAGGAGTTAGGATCAGAAGCTCAGCCCACAGAGATCGAAACGATCAACCTGAACTATGGCAACATCTTCGCCCGTGCAAAAACCGATCTACAAACGGAGTCAAGTTCTCCCGAGTAACTATCATCTTCCCGAAAAACAATATGCAGCTTTTGTTTCTATTGGTTCTGAATACCACGTTAGTGAGTGGTTTGAATCCAAGGAAGAAGCAGAGCTAGAGCGTCGTTGTATTGAGAAACAACTTAGTTATGAGTTAATTGAAACTGTAGAAGGAGAGGGTTTCTATCCAGAACGCGCTAGAATTATCGAAGAAAAGTATCAAGCTAGTGGCCGTACCAACGGGTTATACACTGGCCTAAACAGTTTAGATGTCTAGGTTCTTAGCAACACTTCCAGTTAATACCGGTTTCGTTAACTTAGGATCAGTTGAAAACTATCCAACTGGCGGAACCGGTCCTACTTCATACGGGCCTACAAGCTACTTTGGCAGTGATCCTCTGCCACAACGGTTAGGGGATTCAATTAATAACCCCGTTAGTTTAGGTAACTTAACGCCGGTATATAAGTCTATAACCATCTCTAATAGTCATGGTGGTCTCAGTAGACAACAGACTTCTTTCTATTCTTTTAAGCTACTGGCACCACGTTCAATTAAAATAACTCAAAACTTTAGCCAGCTTTCTACAACTTCTAATACAAACAAAAATACTCTGGTATCTTTTTATAAGTTAGAGAACGGGACGCATCGTAGAGAGCTTCCTATTAATGACGTTGGTTACGTCGTTGAAGAAGCTTCTATTGAAAATGGCGACCTTGACAACCCTATATATTCAACAGATTACCCGTCATTACAACTGTCTCCAGGGGATTACATCTTCTTAATTACAAACGATATTCGTTACTTAGAGACAACTTATTCAATTACTTTAGAGAGCTTTCTCAATGACTGGCGCTTTGTAAATGAATCAGTTGAAGAAGCACTAAACTTTGGCTTAGTGACTGAGGGTATTGATTCTGCTATTGATTTTGGTTTTCTAGAAAGTTGACCTTTCAAAAAGATTTGCTATTGTAAAATCATGCGTTCAGCTCTGCCATGAAAACTATTTCATTCAAAGACTTTGAGCAGCACTTTGATGACTTCCTTGATGATGTCATCGAGAACGGTCGTCACTATAGGATTGAACTTGATGACGGCAGAGCTGTTGTTCTTATTCCTTTTAAGGACTATGAGTTTTTATCTAGCACCTATGAAGAATGGTTAGAACAATCTAACCACTAAGAGCTAATAGTAAAATCTCAAATATTCCAATTCTTAGAGCTCTTAACTTCAAACGGTCTTATACCTCTAGCGTAAGGGTTCCCAATATTAGCTTTTTCTAAGTTAGCTACCTGTTTTTCTAAATCACTAATCCTATCAGCTGTTTTAATTTCTTTTTGTGCTATGCCATATCCTTTCTCTAAAAATTCCTTAGAAGGAAGATAGGCTTTAGCATCAAAGAACTCACGCTCTTTAAATTTAGGATCAATTTGTGGTAGGCCTGCGCCAGGAAGAATGCTTGCTTTTGCTACAGCATCAGCATATGCTTCCCGTGCTTTTACAAGATTGATCCCGCTAACGTTAGCTTGCTCAGCACGTGCTTCTTGAATATAAAGCGGCTCATAGCTTTGCGTAATCGTTTTTTTACCCGGATTGTATATTGTTTCGCTCTTGCTACCGCCGCCGCCGCTGCCCATTTGTCTTACTTTAGCTTGAACTCTATACTTACTCTATCTGTAATAAACCTATAGGCATGGGGGATCAGCTGGAATCCAGCGGTCAGCAGGACGACAATCAGGATCAACTCAGCATAAGTAATCGGTCGTTTCATAGTAAGAGTCCTTTCGTTGAGGATTTTAAAGATCTCCTCAAATTGATGTCCACTAAGACCATGCTATCATTGATGTCAACCCAGCAGAAGAATTTGGCTAGAGCTTTGTGGGAAGCCGAAAACTTTGGAGGGAAGCCCCTGCCTGGTCAGCTTAGTCAGGTCTATCCGATTCGTGAATACTACGAATGGGTTCTTCTTATGGAGCATCAGCGCCAGTGGGAGACCAGGCAGTATTATTGCCAACATGCAAAAAATTGTTAGGCTGTCTACAAAGTAAACAGCCATGAATGAGCTACCGCTTTGTTGATCTTGATATTAATCAGGTCACTGTAGAAAACTACCAGCAAATTCTTAAACCCTCTCTAGCTCAACAGGTTAATCCCTTTGTACCACCTGAAGGCAGCTTTGAAACGCCAGATCTAAAACGATACCTGGAGTTAGTAAAAAGTTACGAAGTCAGCACAACAGACCTTGTGCACGGTCTTTCGTTGGCTGATCAGATCCGTATCACATTCAGTGATATGAAGGCTGCCACAATCTGTGAGAAGTTCCCCGACATTGACTTAGGAACAAAACGACGGTATCGTTGTGTAGCTGAATATTTGATTCGCCAGGGTGAGCTAGCTAAACTCAAAGATGAGAATGGTAAGCTCATTAAAAAGCTAGGCAACATGGGGAAGATGGTCGTCATCTACGAACCGTTGCCTAAGATTTGTAAAACCTTACAACAAACAGGTCTCGGACAGTTTATTAGAGATGAGCAACAGGCGGCAAAAGTTAGTCAACGGTCTTCTTTCTACGGCAAAGACTGGTGGGGAGAGGAAGATGGCACAGTTAGTGATTGAACGTATCTGTGCTGATATGTGCGATTTCTTCGAGAAGTTCTACCATAACGAGGGGCCTGGTGCCATTGTCTATGTACCTGGCGCAGAAGATCCTGAGAACAGCATGTTTTATCTTCCGGTTTCTGCTTTGATTCAAGCGCAATCAGATTTTAACTCCAGGGAGATGGAAGGTCCTGCAGAGATTATGCAGAAAGCTATTGCTAGGGCAGAATCAATCGACCCGCAGAAACAAGGACTGTTCATCATCCAAGATGAAAAGCAAATGTCTCTGATCTGCTACGAACGTGATCAACCGTTACCATTTGCTGACGTAGATACTGATGCGTAAAATCAGTGCAAAAAGGTATTATGACCAAGCTGCACGCATCTATCGCCTGGAAGATGACTGGTGTACACCGCCTGTTTATCTTCCTCACATTTATCATGTACTCGGTCATATTGATCTTGACCCTGGCAGTACAGAGCACGCCAATCAAGAATTTATCCAGGCAGATAAAATCTTTACAAAAGAAGATGATGCTTTAAATCAACAGGACCCCTGGAAGGGAAACGTTTATTGTTTCCCTCCTACCTATGGTCGCTGTTCTTTTAGTAAGGTAAGGCAGACCTGGAGATGGTCTCTGAGCGGTGGTGGTCCCGGTGCCTGCAGTCCTGCACGCGCGTGGTTTGACAGGCTAGAGAAAGATTGGAAACTAGGTTTTGTAAATTCTGCTTTGTTTTACACAACAACAGTAGAAATCATGAGGACAATTCCATCACTGTGGAGTTATCCTGTTTGCATTCCTAAGAATCGCCCCAGCTTAGTGCACGGTAAAAAGTTTTATCTTTACGAGAACTTTCCCAAGTGGGGCTTCTTTGTTTTTCTGCCGCCACGAGAGCTTGGTTTTAATCACCTTGATAAATTCCGTGAAGCATTTTCACCGCTTGGAAACTTGGTGATGTGAACTAAGACGGTGTAGCCCTAAAGGAATTACGGAAACCAACACGCCCATCAGTATTGCTGATAGCGGCAGAACCGCGTGGTTCATAAGGGAGCGCACCCACAGGATAGGTTCCACCTTGGCCAGCAAAGATAAAGCGATCATCACCACGACGTTCTTGAGTTACTGGGAATCTACCAGCACTACGACGTGCTTGCATATAGTTACGAAGGAACCCCAGTCCTTCTGTATTATCTGAGACTTCTTTAGCCTGCTGATAGCGATTATCAACAGTGTAGGATTGACTCTTAGGTACTGTCATCTTAGTATTCTGACAGCACTTAATGTTTTACCTTGAGCGACCAGGTTAACCACCCAGATCATTATACAAAAGGAGGAATTGAATGTATCCAAGCCATGGAAGCAGCGATGTCTCCAGAGGCTTTTCGGGGTTACTGTAAAGGAAATGTGCTCAAGTATCTGTGGCGGTACGAATCGAAAGGTAGTACCGTTCAAGATTTATTAAAAGCTCAGTGGTATTTAGAACGTCTAATCAGAATAGAAACAGATAAAGTTGACTCATAAAAGTTCTCTTTGATTCTTATACTGCTCTTCAAATTTCTGAATACATGCAGCCTCTTCCTGAGCACGAAGCCACTCAGCCTCCTGGAGTTCCAACTCTTTCTCCAGAGGAATTTGACTGCTTACGAATCTTAGAGTTTCTAGATCTTTTAGATCAGCTTCAAGGAAAGCAGACCGCGATCCCATACAAGTCGGACGCTCCGTCCACAAAGTAAAAAATTTATCAACAACTTTACCTGATGGGTCGTATTTAAGTAGTTCTTTCTCCAGGTATTCAATAGCTTTCACCTGCTGAGGTGAGCCATTAAATGTCGTAGCAATATTAAGAAGGCAGCGATCTAACTTACATTTATGCTCAACTAAAAGAGAAACTTCTTTATCAACATCAAGAAAGACATCAAGTTCTGCTCTTCTCCTGGCGACTAATCCTGGATTACTAAGGTAATTCTTCCTAAGAAAAGGCGACCATTCTCGTATAATTTCAGAACGCCTGGCGCCAGTATTAATTAATTCAAGTAGTTTGCATACTTTGAATTGAACAAAGCCAATGCTATGTGCATAACTAAGAACAGCAGCTTTCTTCTTTTCATTTAATGGTATGTAAACTACATCGTCTACATACTGTGCAAACAATTCTAGATCTTCTCTTAACTGTTGATCAACAACTTCTCTACTTACTCTTAAGTTTGCAAGAATCCCTTTTCCTTTTAAGCGGATGCTTCCATAACCAATGGCATATAATCCGTCTCTCTCATTTACTTTATAAGATGCGTATTCTTCAAAACCAGTATGAATCCTGCACGGTGTGTAGCGCCGTACCAATTCATATCCCAGCTCAGTAAAAAATGACAAGGGGCAGAGAGCCCCATATCAGGACTCAGGGAACAACCACTGATCCGTTATAACTGATTTCACTGTAAGCGTCATCAGTGGTTAACAGAACCAGATAGTTCTTACTAGCGTTTGTAACGGTCACAGCAACAGCGCCTTTCCCGCGACCTGCTTTGGCAATATCAAAGAACTTTTGATAGCCAGTAGGAGCAGAACCTGCAGTATAGTCGTCGTCTTGGAAAATCTCAACAGTGTTGATACCATTGCTACGATCAAACGTAACAATTAAATTACCAGTAGAAGAAGGGTTTACAAGAAACGCACGCTGACTGAGATCGCCTGTAGAACCAGGCAGTGCATCACCTTGATAGGTAATCTCAGCACCACTGGCAGTGAAAGTATCTTGGGTTCCTTGGAAAGTGCGGGTAGCCATTATCAGCTAATTTGGTTTTGAGTTTGAAACTGGAATGAGATGTCGGCATCAATACCGTGTTCCTTGAGAATGCTTAAGAACATTTGTCGATCCATCATTTTCATGTGGAGCATATCAACAAAAGCTTCTTCTAGCTCATCACGGTCAAGGTCTTTGATTGCCAGAGCTGCTGCATGGATAGCAAATTCACTGTCCATGGGCAGATCCAAGGCATTGGCATCCATTGAAAAACTTACCAATCCGTGTCTACATCCTAACAGCTCTGCAATTTTTGGCTACTAGGCCATTGCAGTTTGGATGCCAGGTGGGATGTATCGCTGATCAACAGCGAAATGAGGCTTATCTTCAGCGCCTTCAAAAATACCGGGAGCGACTTGAGGTAAGCGTGCGCTCACGTACTGATTTAAAAAGGAGTTCGTGTCTGGCGTTTCCATGGAGAATAGTGTTGCTAAGAGTAGTAATACCGAAATAGACGCTAACAAAAACCAAGATAAGCGTTAACATAACTAGCCCAGATTAGATTTGAGCAGCCACTGAAACTTTTTGTGCGCCCGCCCACGTTCTATAGCTAAGTCTAAAGTCAACTGATCTTTCATGGCTTCTGCTTCTTCTGCCAGAAGGTTAAAAGATTCTGCAAGTGTATTATTGTTTACCGCCAGGGTACGAATCATCCCGTCTTGATCAAAGCAGTTTGTTGGAACTTCTTCAATCATGGAGTGGTTTAGATCTTCAACGCTTAGTGGAGTACTAATATCAAGAGAGCGGATGTGTTCTGCAATAACATCCAAACCATCCTGTAGTTCCTCATAGATCTCTTGAGTAAGCTTATGGATAGAATAAAACTTGCTGCCCATCAGATTCCAATGAACAATATAAGTTTGATTCAGCAGATAAGAAGTATCACGCAGCAGCTGCACCAGATGGCAGTAACAAGCTGACTTGGGATCCATTTTTACTTTAGCCATTTTTACCACTTAACTTTGTGACTCCAGTAGCGAGCTGACATCTTATCCGGATTAGGATCTTGGGCGTTATGTCTAGCATAGTATGACTTTTTACGCGCTTTATCTTTCTCTGTTGTTGGATTCTTTCCAGCTCCTTTAACTCCTTGTTGACCGAAACGTACAATCTTTTCTTTACCTCCTTCACAAGCTTTGACTACATGTGACTTGGTGGGGTGCCCTGGAGTGCGCTGCGGTTTATTGCACTTCATGTGCTCTTTAGCTAACCGCTTAGCCTTCGCGTGATCTGCCATTACATGTAACCCAGCTTCTCAGGAGAAACGGTTTGATCGACCTGGCCTAAAACTGTTTTAGGAAAAGGATACGGCCAGCGCTCATCACGCGCTTCGCGCGTGACTTCATCTGGCTGAAGACGCTTCCGCTCAATAAAATCATCTAAGAATTCTTTATTAGGATTCTCATCCATCATGCTGTAATAGCCGATTCAAGAGCGGTAGAAAGATAGATTGTTTGTGGCTTCTGTTCTAACCACTGCTTAATTCTACTAACCCTTTCCTCTGAGTACAAGGGGTGTCCTTCTTTTAACCAATCAAAAGGTAAAGTACTGGACTTAGATTTATTGCAAGAGTTACAGCAACATGCCAAATTATTTCTTGTATTGTGTCCACCTTTATGCTTAGGAACAATGTGATCTATGGTTGCAGTGCGATCACAAAGCTGTTTTTCACAGTAAGCACACTTCCATTCCCAAGCTTCAAAGATTGATTCCCGAAACTTCTTCCTTGCTGATTTAGGACTTAAAACAATGAGGTTCGCCAGGAGATCGTTCTCACTGTGAAACATGTTTTATTTACAATTCCTAACATCAGCGTAGGGTGCACACACCTGTACTTCCTGTTAAGCTGTGCTTGCGCGGGAGCGTGGCGGAATTGGTATGCGCTGCGGACTTAAAATCCGCTGGTCCTTGACCTTGTGGGTTCGAGTCCCACCGCTCCTATTAATCAGTTAAACCAATCTCTTCTAGAAAAAAGTCTGTTTCCAGGTCGGCTGGATCGTAGTTGGCATCTTCCAGCAGTTTCAAAAGGAAGTAATGCACCCTTTCCTGTACCCACTTGAGGTCATCGTCTGATACATCACAGACAATGGCATCAAGACGGAGTTCACGAGATGGCTCACGGATGTGGTCTGCAAGCAGCTCCAATGCCCGATAACGTCCTTTCGTGAACTCCCCAAGCATCAGTCCACTCCAGCGGTACTGAGAGCGTCTTTAAGGCTCTTATCTTCTAGTTCAACCTGGCGTTGCTTAATTACAGCAAGGATCTCAAGAGCACCTTGAACTTTCAAGAAGCCTTCTTTATTACGTATGAGCTGTTCTTCTCCTTTACGGATGCTATCGGTAAGGGAGGAGAGTTGAGAACTTAGTCCTTTTTCAAGATCAGTGAGGATGTCTTCCATAACAAGGGGGTATTTACGGACACTATACCTACTGCAAATCTAACCACCAGCCACTGCCAGAGCCTTCAACGGTCCAGCGTTTTTCCATAAAATATTCGGTGTAGACAACTGCATTACCGTTCGTACTTTCGTAGGTGCCGGTGTAGTTATCCAGTTTGCCCCAGGGATCGTGAACTGTGTATTTAGCTGGGTCAGTGTGATAGCCGATAGCGCAGATCCAATGCCCAAAACCACTGGGATTACCACCTGGTCCCTTATGGAGGATACCAATTGGAACAGGAATGTTGGCATCAAGCCTCTTCTTAAGAAAAAGAAGTGTTCCATCCTGCCTAAATTTAGCTTTAATACCCAGGCTATTCAAGACCTTAACATGTACGTTGGGGTTAGTGGTATCTCCAATAGCAAAGACTTTTTGGATGTATTCATTGTCATTTTTAATGCACCCTGGCCTCATGTACATTGCAGCCATCGCACAGCTGGAGGAGAAGCAGGTGCGGCTTGCGTCTCGATAGTTATCCCGTTGCGACTGGTACGGAACATCTAGCATAACACCATCGTAAAAGACTGCTGGAGTCTTTACGGGTTGAGGATGTGGACCACCAAGACCAGACCAATGCTGATCAAAGACCCACCAAACACCTGCACCCCAGGGGAGGTTAATCTGCGTGTGACCATTTTTCTTTTGTAGAACTTCAACATCACGATAGGTTCGGTTGCCTTTAATGATTACTTTTTGATCACGCTCTAGTTTTGTACTGTCAACCGGTTCTTTCTTTAGGGCGGTTGAACGACTTGAGGTAATAGTAATCTTTTGCTTGGGTTTAATTTCTTTACCAGAGATAAACAATTCGACTTCTTTCTTACGACGTGCAACTAAACCAGGTAGTGTTTTATCACCGGCCTTAACCCACTTAGGTAACTCTTCTTGAGCCACTTTATTAGGATCTTCTCCTTTATTAAGACGCTTCCTTAAGGTCGATTCTTTAAGTGCACCTATCCCACAGTTATGAGTAAAGGATACAAGAGCATCAAACTGAGGTTGATTTAGAGGAACAGTGATATGAATGTTGACTGCATCTTCAAATCTTTTCAAATCACCAAGAAGTAGCTGCTCTGCTTTCTCTTCAGTGATGGTTTTATCTGGCGTCACATCATCACCAGTATGTCCCCAGCCAATGGTCCAGACTCCTGCAGGACACTTATAGGCAGTGAGTTCTAACCCTTCAAAGGTTTTAATGAGATCTAAACCAGCTTTAGAAATTTTCACAGCAGTGCTACTACTGCTTCTAGTTTACCTTCTTCTCTATTCAGCGTTACGAGATAAACTAATCAGTGTTGTCAATACTCCCATCATTACCGTAATAGTTCGGGTATCTACATCAGTACAGCCCATAGGAGCTGGGTCGATTTTTTCACTCTCTGGGGTGCCAACGTATTTTGCATACCAAGGCCATACCGCAGGGAGCACATAAAACCTACAAGCTCCCCACTGAATGACAGAAACTAAAACAATAGCTGAAGCGCAACCAACAATTGATCGCCAAAGCCAGTTAGTCACTACACATTACATGTATCACATTCGTCTACTCTAATCCACGAAACCGTGTCCTCATCCCATGCGTACTCATGCCCATCTTGAGGATAAGAAATAGGTGAATTCCAAGTCAATGTAACTGGATCAAGAATCCAGCTACTGAAATAATTTGGAGGAATGAAAGCATCTCTGGCGAGATCATAAGTAAATCCAACACCAGCAAAATGTTTTCGGAAATTGTTGTTATAACTTGTTTGTTTCCAATTAGTTTCAACACCAAACAAGCTTTTGAGATATTGAATTCCTTTATCTTCTCGCTCTACTCCATCCTGGAGCAAGATCTCATTGGCAACTACAAGAACACGTTGAACAACGTTATTCTCATCTAGCTCTGCAAAGTGTGCCATCAGCTTACAACAAATGTTGAAGTCGAAGTAAAAGTATGGACCCAATAATCCACACCCCCAACAGTATAAACAGTTTTAGTGCCACCACTTGCAACTAATCCTGATGCAACGCGATACCTAATAAACACCTGTCCACCTGAACCATCGCCGCCATTTAGCGTTGATGTGGAGCCACCGCTAAGCCTATAGGCACCGCCGCCGCCGCCTGAACCACGATTAACAGAGCCATCTTGTGCAGTAGTAGGAGGCAATCCTAGAGCACCGTTTCCGCCTACACCTGATCCGCCTGGTGCACTAAAACTGTCACATCCACCAGCGCCACCACCACCTGCAACAAAGTACGTACCGCCTAAACCAAATGTGCTATTGAGATCTAATCCTGAACCACCAGTACTAGTTGTACCAACAGATCCTTTACCACCGCCACTACCAGCAAAACAACCTGAAGTCGGGCCGCTACCGTCATTACCTTGTCCTGGTGTACCGCTACCACCTGGAAGGTTTACAGGGGGGTTACGCGCACCGCCACCACCTGAACCTCCACTGCCGCCTTCACCTAGGGAAATACGGCTTCCTCCGCCGCCACCTCCAATTGCAGTTGTACCAAATACGCTTGAATTAGCTCCAGCAGTGCCACGTATTGAACTATTAGTCGAACCTGCGCCGCCAGCACCAATGGTTACGGTGTAGGAAGTACCTGCGGTAACGGTATAAGAAGCTAAGTCAGTACAGCCACCAGCACCGCCACCACCAGCGCCGTGGTCACCAATATCTGCACAGCCACCACCGCCACCACCGGCAAGGACAACAAATTCAACGTCGTAGCTGCGGCCACCAAACGTTAATTGTTGGATTGTCATCAGGTTAAACCGCTACCAGATACAACAAAAACATTACTGGCTACGCACAATACTGTACATAAACCATACTGAAGAAGGGTGCGATTTCCTGTTGTAGCAGTACCACTCAGTCGCAACGTTGTACCACTACCTTGGGTGATTGTCTGGCTGGAGCCTGAATTATTATAAATGCTGATTGCATCACCAGCGGAAAAAATACCTGAAGGAACAGTAATACCGCCTGTTGTAATGCTGATGTGCTTGCCAGAATCAGCTGCAACCAGAATATAAGAACTTGTTTTGGCGTTCTGAGGGATTGTACGAACTTCTCCTTTACTGTCGGTAACACTACCGCCAACATTTACGTTTCCTGTAACTGTTAAGTTGCCTGTAGTACGTGAGAAAGTAAAACGTGTTGTGGTGCCATCACGGAAAATTAAATCACCAGAGCTGAGATCAATGTAGTTAGTGCCACCAGTCCGCCATAACTTGTACTCAGAACTAGCGCCAATACCAATGGTGCTATGGATGCGCAGGCCACTGGTCGTAATGGCTCCCACAGCAGCACCAGCACTTGCTAAACCGATTTCATTGGTAGCGTTACGGTAAAATCCAGTATCAGTGTCGTTAATGAACGTGATACTAGGGGCCGCAGCAGTATTGTCAGGGTAAAGGCTGCCTGCTGTTACGTAATCAGCACCAGCAAGAATAACGCCAAAGAAACTCCAACCTCCGGTGGGAGGAGAAGCAAAAACAATGTCAGTTCCACTTAAAAGAAATCCGTTTGTACCGCTTGGATCTGGTTCCTGTACAACACCGTTAACTGAGATTAAACACTGTTGCGCATTAACCGGAAACGGTACTGGAGCTGAACCCAATACAGTAAGCGCAAAGGTATCTTGAACACCATCAAAGCTACCGCTGATATCATCAATCAGCGTATAGCTTGGAAAAGCAACCTGAAGATCGTTACCAATATAAGGCACTGTCTTTACCTCTTAGCTAATTTAGATGGTTGCTGGGGCCAAACAACTTGGTTTGGTTCTACATTAGCAAAAGTTTGCGGTAAATCCCGTAGAATTTGACGGTACTTAGTCCACTCCAAGGTGTCTACGGTACAGCCATTAACAGCTGTCCAATCAGTAGACATCAACAAGAAGTCACGTTTTTTGCGTACTACATCCCAGCTATCGTCGGGTAGTTCAAGAATTAAATCTGATTGAGAAGCAAGTAGTTCTTCAAAGTGAGAAACACGCCTCTTTAATTCTGCGATCTCAGCACGCAGCTCAACAATATCTAAATTCTGTGTAAGTCCCATCTTTACGTTTGCTCAAGATAGCTTACACAAAGATCAACTGCTGTAGCAGTATTGCAGCGTGCCCTTAAAATATCAAATGCTTCAATGATAATTTTTGTTCCACCTGTCAACTCTAAAGAGGAGCCAGCAGGCACTGGTGCATTACGGAGAAGATAAACATCATCTCCTGTTGTCGTTACTAAATAGAGATCAACAGTAACGCTAGAAGCTGTTTTGTTGGCAGCATAAACACTTAATACAATGTTTGTGCTGCCGCCAGCTGCCGTAAAGATATTAGTCGTAGCGTTACTAACAGCATCCGTAACAACATCTGATTTGGTGGCGTGCTTGAAAGTGTTTGCCATATCAACTTAAAGCCAGAATCAGAGGAATTACGTCGCCTTGAATGAGACCGCTTTGAGCAGTAATACTGCCGGTCACAATAAGGTTACCAGTAACAGTTGATGTACCCGATGAATCTATTGTAACTCGCGCAACCCCACCAGTTACAAGGGACATGGTATCTGGACCTGTCCGGATGATACCTGTATTGGCATCACTGGCAAAGCGGAGAGCACAACTGCTGAGGCTACCTGGTGATAACTCAAGGTTGGTGCCGTCATTACGAGCTAAGGAGAAGCCACCTGCTGTAGATCCGTCGTGAACGACAACGGTATTAATATCAGTATCAACAGTAACTTCACCAACTGCACCAATAAATACAGCAGTTTCTCCTGTTGTACCGCGCCTAAATTGTACTTGGGTTGCCACTAAAAGTCCACATCTATTTTTATTTTAACGCGTCTCCGGCGTAGTGTGTTTTTATGCTTGATTTGTCAACTTACTGAAGAGGGTTGTGGAGGCCACTAGACATTCCAGGGGGAACCAGGTTGTTCTGAGACCATACGAAGGTTTTCCCGGTAGAAAGCCCAATATGACTTCGATCATGGCAGCAATGGCTACGGGTACAGCTTAGCGCCCGTTACTTGATCTACTGCGTCACGCCGTTGAGGACGATGATCCAGCCGCGAGACTTGAGAGTGCTTACTGCTGAGCTGATGCTTGGCGTGCCGCTACTGGCGTTGTAGTCGATGGTAATCTCTTTGTTGCCGCTGCTGGGCGCAGATCTGCCGGATGTGGCGATGCTGTTGAGGATATTCTCTACGCTCGTAGCAGACAGCGAAGTACAGCCAGACCAAGCAAAATAAAAACAGCTAGCACCCGGTGTTGCGGTCCAGTTATCAAAGAAACTAGCAGGGAAGCTCACTAGGCTTGTACAGCCATACCAAGCAAAAGAAAAGGTAGTAGCGCTGTTTGCCCCCAAAAGTGGAAAGCTTGTTAGTCCTGTACAGCTAAACCAAGCTGCGTTTACGGCAGTTGCGCTTGACATATTAAGCGCGGGAAAGCTCGTAAGCCCTGAGCAGCCTTGCCAAGTACCAGCAAAACTGGTTCCGCTAGATACATCAAGCAACGGGAAACTGGTAAGACCTGAGCAGTCGCGCCAAGCGCTTGCAAAGGTGGTTCCACTGGATGTATCAAGCAACGGGAAACCGGTGAGACTTGTGCAGTTGCGCCAGGTAGTAGTAAAATTCGTGCCACTAGATACATCAATCAAGGGAAAGCTGGTAAGCCCTGTGCAATTTTGCCAAGCGCCCGTAAAATCAGTTCCACTAGACGTAGTAATCAGCGGAAAACTGGTAAGACTTGTGCAATTTTGCCAAGTGCCAATAAATGAAGTGCCTCCAGATGTATCTAGCAAAGGAAAGCTGGCAAGGTTTGTGCAATAAAGCCAAGTACTAAAATAATTCGTAACTGCTGAGGTATCCATGTTCGCCGACACCGAAGACAGCGAAAATAAAGCATAAAATGCCTGGCTAAGGTTTGTACCAAAGGACCACC